CTGATTTTCCAGCAGCGCACCAAGCCGCAAATCACTAACAAACAAAGCGATGCCACCTCAGACGAGGTCTTTATGGGGGATCAGTTCCTGTACGGTATTCGCGCGCGTTCTGCTGCGGGCTATGGCCTGTGGCAGTTGTGCGTTAAATCAACCAAGCCGCTCAATGCTGCAAACTACGAAGAAGCCTATCAGGCACTTCGCAATATGAAAGCGGACGGCGGTGACCCATTAAACGTGCGTCCCGAGCTGCTGGTCGTGCCGTCTAACTTGCTGCCAGCGGCAAAAACCGTGGTCGGCAAAGAAACGCTAGCCGGTGGTGAAAATAACGAGAATTACGGGATGAGCAAAATTCTTGACTGTGCGTGGCTGAACTGAGCCACGACGGACACAGCTTACTGGAGAGTTAGATCATGGCGAAAAATGATGAAAAAAAGGAAAAAGGTACAAAGGAAATGGCGAATGAAGCACTCAAACAGCCGGAAATCACAGGCGGCGAGCAGGTATTACCGCCAGTTGTTCCAGCAGCGGACGCAATCCCTGGCGCAACACTGACGGAAAAAAACCTATACATAGCGCCTGATAACTTGCCGGATATTTTACCTCAAGAAATGTCCGGTGAGTTGGCGCAGGCTTTAGGCCATGAGCCTCTGATCAATACCAACTTACCGGCATTAAAACGCTACAGCGTGCAGGCTGTAGCGGTACCTAACAATCGGCGCATGCGAGGCGGGTACGTGTTTACAGATACGCCACTGCCCGTGTCTCAATACGATTTTACCACGGTCCAGTGGCGCGCCATTTTGCGCGACCCGCACCTGAAGGTGATCTCGCTCGACGGGCAGGACGACGACGCGGAGGCGTAAATGTATTGCACCCTGGTCGATTTGATTGCTGCGTTCGGCGAGCAGGAAATCCGCCAACTGTCTGACCGCAACCGCCCCCAGACGGGGGCGATTGTTCTGGAGGTTGTCGCGGAAGCCATCAACGATGCCAGCGCCGAAATCAATATGTATTTAGAGGGGCGCGGCCTCTTGCCATTAAAAACGGTGCCGGAAACCCTGCGCCGTATTTGCTGCGACATTGCACGCTACTACCTCTATCAGAACCCCCGCGATGATACCCCGGTGGTAACGCGCTACCGGCAGCGTGTACGGCAACTGGAAGGTGTAGCCAACGGCAAATTATCGCTCGGCCTCGACAGCGCAGGTGAAGTACCAAAGCCCGAAGATACGGTGATGTTTGAACCTGGCCGCAACATGTTCAATAACGGAGGCGGTGGACTGTGGTAACGGATGATTATCTCTTTTGTGAGTCGCGCATCATTGACCACCTGCGCGCCAGCATACCGGACCTTGTCGAGGTAGGCAGTGCAGCCGGACTGGAGGCCATCCAGGACGGCAACGTCCCGGTCCCGTCTGCCTGGGTATTTTATCTCGGTGATGCGGTCAGCGGTTCGACAGCATCCGTCGGTGGCCAGCGCGCCCAGCAGCAGACCGTCACACAACTATGGGCGGTTTTGCTGGCGGTGTATTTTGCGGACGGGCGCGGCCTGGGAGCGGATATCAACGGTACGGCCGGGCCATTGATTTCACGCGTACTGGAGGCAATGCGCGGCTGGACACCGGACGAGAAAACGGTTCCGCGCGTCCGGCGCAGCGCGCAGCAGCTGCCGGTGCAGTATGACAACGGCTACGGCTTTTACCCGCTGGTGTATCAAATCCAGATACCAGCAAGCCTCGGAGGATATTAAGTGACTGAAAAAACGGTGACGCTCAAAACGGCACATACCCACGCCGGCCGACAATACCCAGCAGGTGAAACCATCACGGTGGATTCAGGGGCGGCGCAGTGGCTTGAGAGAAACGACGTAATTACAACGTCCAAAAACACAGCACCGGCACAGCCGAAAACGAATGAGGATAATGCGGAATGAGTCAGGAAACCTACTATTACGGGCAGGGGAAAGTGTTCCTTGCAAAACGAGATGCTGCCGGCAAACCGGGCGTGTGGCGATGGATTGGCGACTGCGATGCCCTGTCGCTTGCGCTGGAGGTGGAATCTTTCGACCACAAAGAGAGCTATTCCGGTCAGCGTGCTGCCGTTCGCCGTCTCTACACCGGACAAAGCGGCACCATTACCAGCACCTGGTATGAGCGTTCGCCGGAGAACGTTGCGCTGCTGCTGTTCGGCGAAGCGGCCGTTATTCCTGCCGGAACGGTTACCGATGAACCCTTGCCCGCTGAGCTTAAGGCCGGGGACCGCGTCACGCTTGAGTATCAGAACATTAGCGAGTTAACGCTGGGAACCCTCGTTGAGAATACGGACTACGTTGTGTATCCAGACGTGGGCGCGGTTGAGTTTTTGACCGCCCAGGCAACCGCCCCGAAAGCTGCTTATAAGCACGGTTCGTCAATCAATACATCAATGTTTACCCAACACGCTCAGGAGCTGGCCCTGCGTTACGAGGGGATTAACTTAGCCGAGGGTGGAAAACGGGTCATTCTGGACTTGTATAAAATTCAGTTCGACCCGGCATCAGCGATTGACTGGATCAATACCGATACCAGCCTTTCAGGTATGGAAACCACGGCCGGGGTATTGATGGACACCGCCCGCCGCGATGATCCGGTCATCGGCCGGTACGGACGAGTTATCCACGTCGGGGACAGCGAATGACAGAGCTTAACGAACTGGACGTGCTAATCGCAGTATCACCGCTGACGCTGGCAGGCGTCAGCGTCTCAGTACATGAATACACGTTATCCGAACAGCTACAGTACCGCCGCAGCCTGAAAATCGTCACGGCAGCGCTAAAAACGCTGCTTGATTCCTCCGCTGACGGGATCGTATCTCTGGAACAGCTGACCGATGAGCTGGCGACTGTCTTTGACGAGGTATTGAATGTGGTTGCCGTGGCGTGCGGCCAGCCTCGCGAATGGGTGGCTGCGCTGAGCGGTTCGGATGCCGATGAATTGCTCTACACCTGGTGGAGCGTCAACGCCGCTTTTTTTATGCGGCAGATACTGATACCGGCGCTGGAAAAAATCGCTCACGAAACGGCTCGCCCGGTCCCGGCTGGGGGGAAATCTTCGCAACCCTCATCAACCACGGTCACGCCGCCGGAGAACTCCGACACTACACCACGCGCCAGCTGACATTATTTTATGAGCAGGCTGTGCGCTGCGATGTGGCTGAACGGCTGGCACGAACGATGGATGCATCGGCCTGCGGCGCAGGCGGTAAGGCGTTAAAAAGCCACGTTGAACAACTGAAAAATGCGCTCAATGCGCCAGCAAGACCAGCGCACCGGCGGAGGAAAGATGGCGGGTAATATTGAGTTAAAACTGCGTATCCAGGCTGATTTAAAAAATGCGCAAAAATCGTTAACGGACCTGCAGCGGACACTCGACAGTAACACCGCCAGCGGCCAGGCGCTGAGCCGTACCAGCGCGGCCGTCGGCGGTGCTATTGATGAAATGAGCCGCCGCGTGGGACGCGGTGACCGTAACCTGAATCAAGCCGCGACCAGTGCCGAGGGGCTTGCCCGACAATTAAAACAGCTGCAAAGCGTTGCCGGTGCCGTTACCGGCCTGACTCTGGGGGCGGGCCTGGTGCGCAGTCTCGCCAGCATTTCAGACGAATACACCAGCCTTAACGCACGTATCAAACTCGTTTCTACATCCAACGAAAACGCCGCGACCACCTTTTATTCCGTCTCACAACTGGCGAGCGCCACGGGTCAACATATTGCGGCCGCTGCTGAACTCTACACTCGTATGGCTCGCTCGCTGAAAGGCGCAGCGTCACAGACCGAACTCCTGCGCGTGACTGAAACCATCAGCAAGGCAGCGGTGGTATCCGGTGCCACAGCCCAGGAATCTACCGCCGCCATTATCCAGCTGTCGCAAGGGCTGGCATCAGGCACTCTGCGCGGAGAGGAATTTAATTCCGTCGCAGAACAGATGCCGCGCATTATGGAAATGCTGGAGAAATCGCTGCGCGTCACGCGCGGCGAACTGCGCAAAATGGCGGCGGATGGCAAGCTTACAACCGATATTGTATTCCGTGCGCTGAAAGACGGTGCCGAAGATATTGATGCCGAATTCTCACAGATGCCGCTGACCATTGGCCGTGCAGTCACTGAACTGGCGAACGCGTGGACAGGCTATGTCGGCGGCACAAATAACGCGATTGGAGCATCGAAAGCCGTTGCTGCCGTAATAAGCGGACTGGCGGTAAATCTCGATACGCTGATGACCGCCGTTACCGTTGTCGCCCTGGCATTGGGTGGCCGTAAAGTGGCCGCGTTGATGGCCGTTGCCAACGCCTCTCGCCTTGCCAAAGTCGAGGCGCAGCAACTGGCCGCCGCTGAGCTGGCCGAGTCACGGGCCGCCGTTGCGGCCGCGCAGGCGGAAATGCAGCGTGCAGCAGCAGCGGGCAGCATGGCACCTGGTCGCCGCGTGGCTGCTGAAAATGCGCTGACCGCCGCGCTGGTACGCCAGACCGCCGCTGAAAACACGCTGGCCACCGCGACAAAGGCCCGGTCGCTGGCCGGTGGTCTGGGTGCCGGCGTGATGGGATTGATGGGCGGACCGCTGGGGCTTGCAGTAACCGGCGTCACGCTGGCCGTTACCGGACTTGGCATGGCCTACGCCGCCGCACAACAGCGCGAGGCTGAGCTGGAACAACAGCATAAACAGACCATTCAGACACTCGACGATCAGCGCGAAAAAACACTGTCGTTGCTTGATGCTCAGGGAAAACTGCGCGGCACCGTCAGCACGTCTGACGCGCTGTCACAGCAAAAAAGCAATACCGACACGTTAAGCGACGACGCCGGGAAGCTGGAAGCAATGCAGCAAAAAGCGACGCAGCTGCGTTCAATGCTCGAGGCACTGATGCAGACGCCGAACGCTGGGATGGCGATACCCGGCATTGCGCGTCAGCTGGAGCAACTGGA